ATGGTGCTAGCGCCCGTAGGGGCTGGCAAGACTGCGATCACGCTCAAGGCGATGGAAGGTATGATCTTAGAAGGTTACGTCACGCGTTGGCTTGTCATCGCACCGCTGCGTGTGGCCCGCGACGTATGGCCCATCGAGCAAGTGAAGTGGTCGCCTAGTCTGGCGCTCGCCACAGCTACAGGATCGCCTGCCAACCGTATAGCCGCGCTACAAAGTGACGCTGATATTGTCGTGACGAACTACGACAACCTTCAATGGCTCGCAGCGCAGCCCTTAGATGCGTTTGACGGGATTGTGTTTGACGAGCTAACCAAACTTAAGAATCCATCAGGCGCACGCTTTAAGGCGCTCCATAAGATCATCGATCGGTTCACGATCCGTTGGGGGCTGACAGGCAGCTTCACGAGCAACGGTCTTGAAGACGTGTTCGGCCAGTGCAAGATCATCGATCAGAAATTGCTGGGGCGCAGCAAAGGCGCGTTCATGCAGCAATACTTTAGTCTTAATACTTACGCTGGGTTCGACGATTGGACGCCGCTGCCTGGTGCGCTAACACGCGTCATGGAGCGCATCAAGCCTGCTACTTTCGTATTAGAGCCTGGTGTGTACAAGGACAAACTGCCGCCGTGCCATACGGTGGAGTTGCGTGTGGACATGCAAGAGCGCGAGCCTTACGAGACGATGAAGCGTGACTTTGTTGTGCAGTTTGATAACGCACAAGCGATTGCACAGAACGCTGCTGTCGTCACGCAGAAGTTGCAGCAGATGTCATCAGGGTTCGTTTACTCACCTGAGCCAGTTTGGTTCAGCACTCATAAGTTTGATGCGCTTGATGAGTTGATTGAAGAGAACCAACGCGCCAATACGATCATTGTTTACCAATACAAGGAAGAACTCAGTGAACTCAAACGACGATACAAGCATCTTGCCAGCTTGGACGACCCTGACGCCATTGGACGATGGAACGCTGGCAACATTCCAATTCTGGCGGTGCATCCAAAATCAGCCGGTCATGGCCTTAACTTGCAGTTCGGCGGTTGCCACATGGTCTTTCTGTCCCTGCCGTGGTCTCTTGAGCTTTACGAACAGACCGTGGGACGACTGCATCGATCCGGCCAGCAGCGCGACGTGTGGGTCTACGTCCTTATGACGAAGGACACCATCGACGAGCGCATCTGGGCGGCGCTACACGACAAACAAAAACTTAGTGACATCGCATTGGAGGCGTTGAAGTGAACCGAGACGACATTATCAAGATGGCGCGAGAGGCTGGTTTTAACCCAGTCTCATACACGGGCGCAAACCTCGAATTATTTGAACGCTTCGCCGCGCTTGTTGCCGCTGAGAAAGAGAAGCAGATCATCGACATCCTTGAGCGACTGCAAGAGCGAAACGAATCGCACACCTACTACAAGTATGCGATCAACGTCATCAAAGGTGAGATATGACCCAAGAAGACATCATCAAGCTGGCGCGGGAGGCTGGGCTGGCAGAAGGTATTGCGGACGGCTTGAATGGGGAGTGGAAAGCCGAAAGAGAGTTCCTTGAACGCTTCGCCGCCCTTGTTGCGGCAGCAGAGCGTGAGGCGTGTGCGAAGTTGTGTTTAGAAGAAGCGAATGAGGCTTACCACCAAGAAGCGTTTTATCTACCACGAGGCAATCAAGGGCTACTGCGTATTGCTGAAGGTGCTAAACGGTGCGCCGAAGCAATCAGAGCAAGGGGTGAGCAATGACACGAGACGACATTATCAAGATGGCGAAAGAGGCTGGAATCGAGTTTTACCCGTCACCAACAAACGATGTGCGGTTCTGCTTATTTAAGAACCTTGAACGCTTCGCCGCACTTGTTGCAGCACATGAGCGTGAGGCGTGTGCGAATTTGCTCTTGAACGTAGACCTCAGCTCAATGGATGCTGACCATCGCTTGCAAAGATGGACTGCGACGGTGCTGCTGAATTTTTCCGACGCCATCAGAGCAAGGGGTGAGCAATGACCGTATTTAAGCTAATAGAAGAGAACGGGTTGAATTTGCACGGTGACATCGAGCACTTTGCCGAGTTGATTAGACAAGAAGAGCGTGAGGCGTGTGCGAAGGTGTGTGAAGAGCGGCAAGAAGTTTTTCAAAAGTATTACACCAAAGGTCTTGCAGGAATGTGTGCGGAAGCTATAAGAGCAAGGAGTGAGCTATGAGTGGCGATCACAACATGTTCCAGAAAGCCACCTCTTATTTATCTGGTAACGCGTTTTGGCGCACGCCAGAAGAAGACCCACCGCCCATCGGTGTGAAGATGTTGTTACTAAACCCCGGCGGTGTGTGCATCGTTGGCACGTGGGCTGACTGGGCCGTGGCTTGGGCACCGTTACCAAAAGTTCCAGAACACATTAAACAACTACTCATGGAGAGAAAAACCCGTGAACCCTGATACAAAAGTTATTGTTTACACGTTTTATATTTAAAGACGGTACATGGAGGGACGAATGAGTGCAACGATGAGTATTCACAAACTCAGGATGAAAGCTAAACAGGACAGAGGGCAAGCGTGTCTTGAATACATGCAGACTAGAACGTTTCCGGTGACCCTCAAGGAACTAGCAGGGAAACTCGGAGTCACTACCAAGTCGGTCTCGAACTCACTGATGCCGTTACTAGAACAAGGAATCATCGAAAGAGAACTGATGCTGCGTCAATCTTCCATTTGTAAAAAGCTAGGATGGGCTTACGGCTACTACGTCACAGAAAGAAAAGACAAGATAAAGAAGACCAAAGCACCTAAGTTTCAGTACCACAACCCATTTAACTTAGGCGCCAGGCCATGACCGATGATGAGCTAATCGGCATGATACGCAGCGCGGCGACTGAGCAATTGCCAATCGCTGTGATGACCGTCAAAGAGATGCGACAATTCGCGCAACAAGTAGCGACGGATTGCTTTTTGATCGCTGCCATACCTAATATGACGCCCAAGGACATCATGCGCGTTATCAAGGATCGTTATGAACTCCCGACTTAAGTTATGGCAGGCTAAACTTAAAGCAGCTAAGGCCGAGCGCCATCAATGGGAGAAGGCTGTGCGTCAACACACTCGCGCAGCCACACGCGTTGGGAAACAGATTACGGAACTGGAGAACAAAATTGCAGTTAAATTGGCGAAAACTCAACAAAGAACTGGCGCTGATGTCTGAGGACCAGGTGCTTGACCTGCTCAATCAAGAGCGTGTCGGCGCTCGGCGCATCTCGATCTTGGAGCGCCTGCACCAGCGCTACACCGCGCTGCGTGCGTCACGCGAGCGGATGGAGTTGTTTAAGGAAGCAAGAGCGCTTTAGCGTGCCTACCTCATCAACGCCGCCTCAGCAGCGCGTCGTCGCGTGAGACCAGGAAGGACTCTGCCAGCAGCCTTATTCCATTTAAGGCATTCATCGGCTGCGCCGTTCCAATCCCCCGCGTCAATACGCTTTTTAAACGTACTGATGCGGTAGTTTCCGAGGCCACAGTTGTAGGCCCAGCTTGTCACAGCGGCAATGCGTCGGGGCAGTGCGGTTCGTATGCTTGGGGACATCTTTACCAGACCACGAACAAAATACTCCACATGGTGATCCAGCGCATCCTCGCACTGCTGCATCGTCCAGATCGTACCGGGGTTGATGTTGGGTCCGGTGGCTCCCCAGCCAATCGTCCAAGGATGTCCTCTGGTACCGGGATCGGGATAAGCTTGAACGCGTCCATCAGGCAAACGTTTTGCTAGCCCTTCAAAGGGCTTGATCAGTACATTTTTGCAAAGCGTTTTTGCTTCATTCACTTGTACTTCTCAATACTGCGACCGACAAACCAGAAGGTGAGCACCATTGTGAACAAACCAAAGTCGTCTTCATCCCAGGCCTTGACTAAGACTTCTGCCCAAGGCGCGCCCGTTTGAAATGCAAGAACAAGCGAAGCCGTCTTGACTGCTGCGTACATTGAAAATAACGCCCAGGTGATTCCTGGACGTACCAAGGCAGAGATTCCAGCCACAAACCAACCTGCTGCCTTAGCCGTTTCAGCCTGTTCTTCAAAGGCCGATTTGATGGTATCAAGTTGCTGAACACTGTAGTCAACATACTTTTCCTCCACACGAAATTCACCGCGCATTTTCTCAAGGTCGGTCTGAAGCTGAAACATATTAAGTTCGTGAGCGCGTTCGTTCTTTTTATCTAAGAATTTCAGCACTTCCGGCGCAAGCCTGAACAAGCCGCCGAATATAGAACCTAAAAGACCACCTGAAAGAAGATCAAACACCTAAAAGTTTCTTAAAAAAAATTGCAGCAGCGCCAGGGCCAAGGAGCACGGCGACCATGACGGCGTACATGAGGTACTCAAGTTTTTTCATCTTTTGCGAACCGTCGTCAAATCGCTCTTCAACGCGTGTGAACGACTGTTCGATCGACTTGTACCGCTCTGCACAAACTGCCTCATGGACAGTCAAACGCGTATCCACATCGTGCTCCATGATGACCCTTACCTATCAATCGATGAGTGCATTTTCGCTAGGTTCCGATGCTAGCGCATTAATAGCCGTTGTAGAGGCTCCACTTCTCATAAACTCAGCAGCACGCTGCGCTGCTTTGCTTTTAAGCGATGATGGATCGCTAATAAGTTTTACAACGCGGTTGCGTTCTTCTGTAGGCAGTCGTTCCAATAAGTTTGCAGCACCACCAGGCGTTTTTAAAGCCTCTGTCAAAACGCCCATCGTTTTTGTGCCAATCTTGTTTTCTAAGATATTTAACGCTTTATTCGTAGTCGTTGCTACAGCACTTAAGTATGAAGGTATACGCAGCTTCGATGTGTTATCCAATAAAAGTTGTTTCAGCGCGTCTTGTCCTGCGCTTACTTGACCTTTGACCGATAAGTTTGCAAGATGTTTTTTCGCTTCAGATTGTAACGTTGACACTACATTCTCGCTCAGTTCTGTGGCGATGTTGTAGTTGCCAGGGCCAAGAAATTTCTCAACAACGTCAGGCGATTCGTTTTGCACCAGACGCACAAACGCGTCTTTGTCGGTCTTCCATAGCCTAACTGCTTCACCGGTCAGCTTGGTCTCGGCAATCTTTTGCATACCCTTAGAAAACTCATCAAGGTACTCACGATAGCCTTTGCCGCCTGCCGCTTCAATGGCGTTGATAAGTGTTGGTTTTATTTCCGACGTTACTTTAGCGGCCAAGTTACGCTGCGTTGTAGCGTCTACGCCTGGACGTAGCTGCTGTACGGTTGCGTTGATGGAGTTCTTACGAATGGCATCTAGTGCTCTTGCGTCAATGATGCCGCCGTTTTTGGTCCACTGAGCAATATCGTTTGCTATGTTTTTAGCCGCACCACTAAGCAAATCGTTGCCTGCAAATTCAGGGTTGTTCAGTACACCGCGAATCTGTCCTATGATTGCTTCGCCTTTAAGTGGCTTGATGCCTGCCTCTCGTAAACTGTCTGCCGCAGACTGAGCAAACCTTGCGCCTTGACCTAGATCAAGCGACGCATCCGCCGCCTTCGACGCCCACTCATCAGCCATACGAGCTAAGTCGCCTTTGTAGGTGTACTTAGTCAGCCCCACAGGTAAGTTGCGCTTGATGAGGTCAAGCCGAGCAGACGCTTCAGCCAGATTGCCTGCATTGATCAGTCGGCGTACGTCTTGTACCTTCGCTGCTGCTTCGGCGCTTAACTTACCGGCCTCAGCCTCATACTGCGCGACTTGCTGACCAAGGTTAGCGCGGTTCAACGCGGCCTGACGTGCTGGTGATGTAATGTCGCGCAGCGTCTGCTTCATAGTATCCGTCGTAGCGCGGACGTCCGTAGCAGTTGCGCCGCCAACAAGCCGCGATAACGCGTTTAATGACGTTTCGCCTTGCGATTGCTCAAGCGCTCTTAAGAAACGAGGATCTCTTGCTGTCGCACGATCAATTAATGCTTGCCAAGTAGGACTATTTATAGCCGCAGTAGCTTGGGCCGCGCTAACATTTTGACCCTGCGCCGCCTTAAGCGCGTTGATAACTTCAGGTAAATCGGGACCAAGCGCGTTTCTTGCAATTTCAGCGGCTTTGTTTTGCGGTATGTTTTTAAGGTCAGCAGCTTTACCGATCACTTTACCAAGCAAAGGCCCAACAACGCGCCCGCCAGCTTCGTAAGTTGCGCCTTCAAGGATATTTTTAGTAGGCTCTACTGCGATCGCTGCGCCTTTACGTGGTTCTTTACCGCCTAGATAGACGTCGCCTAACTCAAGCGTTTCTTTAGCAAGCCCATAGCCTAAACCGGCACCACCTACAACACCGGGAGGTCCAAGCGGCGCTCCTAACAAAGCACCACCTGCGGCCCCTATCGCCTCAATCGTTGGTGCGACGTAAGGTCTAATACTTTGGTACATACGCTGCCCTGCGGTCAATTCTTGGCGAGGTGCCGTGGGCATACCTTCGCTGCGCGGCGCCTGTAACCCAATCTTAGCGTCAAAGTCGGCGCGGGGTAGGTCTGAGTAGAACTTTTTATACAGCGCGTCTGCAAGCGCTGCGTCAGACATATCCGAGTATTGCGGATATTGAGCGCGGATTTCTGCAATCGTAGCCATTATCGGATACCTAATGGGTCAGCTTTAGCTCCACCAGGCGCGGAGGATGGCGCAGCACCTTGTTGCGTACGGTAATCGTATGTTGAGT